TTCCATTTCAGCGTCATCGAATGGCAACTCGCAGAACCAAGCAGGTAGTCTAAGTTCGTCAGTTGGGTAAGCAACACTTGTAAAGCCTAATGGATTGGGTTTTAGTTTGCAAATAACAACTTTCATGCCGTCAACAATCTTTTGACTATATTGGTCACCGTGAACTCTACGCAAGTAGTTGTAGTTTAATGCTGCACGGACATGTCCGGGCATACTCTCTCTACCTTTCTTGCTGTTGGCTTCTAAGTCACCGTAGTATGTAAGTCTGTTCACACCTTTAGGAGAACCTTTAGTCCAACTTTCCTGTGCTGCCAGCTTGAGTTTGAATTCTTTAACAACTTCAATGACTTCTTCACGCGGGCGACCCTGTTGAATAACCATAGTCAGTACATTAAGTAAGAACTCTTGCACATACTTAGGAGTATCTGCTCGTTTCAGATCAAGACCCATAGCTTTGATATCGCCACCGCTACCGTCTTTATCCTTACGCTTGCCCTCTTTATCAAAGATATTGATAGCATAACGCTTTTTAGTAATAAAGATAGAACGATCACCGATCAATTCTCGACCAGCTTTGATGATCTCACCATTCTTGCGAGGCGCATGAAATGCTTTCTCCATGAATGCAGGGAACGAATCATTAGCTTGGTCAGCAATACTGTCGTATAAACTGATGCAAGTTTCCTTAGACCATTCCATTGTCTTAGCAGCAACCTCACCTTTGATAGCGGGCCATGCACTGAAATAACATGAGTCAGTATCACCATAAACGATTGATTCACCTTCGTGCGTGTACTCACCCATGATGGATTCATTGATGTTACTCATCATGTGCCGAACAATCTGACGACCACTTAGGGTAACACTTTGACCAATACGCTTGTCATAGAATCTGCAATGCTCGTTCAATAGTGCTCCGTATGCAGAGTTAAGCAAAATCTTACGAACAAGCTGACGCTTATCAAAATAATCATACTGGTCTGTACCATAAGCTGCTTTAGCTTTTGCTTGCATCTCTTTACGCTCACTATACCAACGAGATAGTAGTCCGGGAACAATACCTTCTTTTTCATAAGAGAAAATTGTACCGTTCGCACTTAGCATCCAAGGCTTGTTACTGTCAAAGACTAACTTCCAGATTTCTGCTGCACTCATTTCTACCGAGCGACCATCTTCGTAGTCTAGTGTCAGTATAGTGCCACGCTCTTGGTTCATAATTGAAGTGTACTCTAACGCACCAAACAAGTTTTCCCACAAGATAGCACCAGTAACATCATCGTCACCGTCCTTGTATCGTTTTTTCTTGCTTGCAAGCAAATGCCCTTTATCGAACATATACTTGTCGGTTACTGTTTGTCTGACCTGACCAACGATTGACTCCCCTGCCATGTTAAGGGCGCGAATAACCGAGGGATAGAGCGAGTTAATGTCAACTGCCCCGACCCATTCGTGCATTCCTCTTTTGGGCGTAGCAACAAAGGCACCTGCCGCTTGCTGGATTTCATCTGCATCTTCATTCCTTCGTTTTTTATCTGGTACAACAACACCGCGTTCGTGTGCTTCATTAAAAATTGCCATTTCAATCATAGCCACTGAACCCATAACTGTTGGAAGCAGTACAGTGTTTTCGTGTGCTAGTTGATTAGCTAGTTCTAGGAACTTAAGTTTCTTGTGAATCTTAAAAACCAACATAGTATCTTGACGATTGTATTCAATGAACTTTTTAAAGTCTTTGTTATACAACTGATCAAGTGTACCTTCATATTGAGTCTTGTTCTCACCTACTTCCATTTCACCAATCGCATCTAGCTTGTAGCTGTGACGGGATTCATAGTTGTATTTCTTATAAAGTTGCAAATAGTCCATGTGAACACGACCAACTAAATCGTAAGTCATTTCTTTCTTACCGAATCGTTCGTATTCTCTTGGCTTAGGCAATTGACCCATCAAGCAGAACTTGCGTGTGTCATTTTTACTCATAACTCTAGTGACACGATTAACCATGTAGGGTATGTCGTATCCTTCACTGTTCCAACCAGTCAATACATCAGCGTCTTCAATCAAGTCAAAGAAAACATCAAACATTTCCTTCTCATTATCGAATAGCAAACAGTTATCAAACTGGTCTACGATCTCTTGTGCAGTTTCTTTAGACATATGCTTGGGGGCAATGACCATAGTAACCAATTGATCTAACCAATCTAAATAACAACTGATAGCAGTCACTGGATTGAAAGGATCAGAGGTAGGGCTGAACCCTTTGACAGGATCAAAGTCTACTTCAATGTCGAAAAAGCAAGTATGTAGTACAGGTGCATCAGCTTTAAGATAGTTCTCACTTAGACAGCGAAAAATAACAGGTACATCACTTTCAAACAATTTCTTATTTGAATGAATGCGCCGTTCTTTCTCAAACTCTGCCCGCTTACGAGTAGAGAATCTACCCACTGGATCACCGTAGATGCTACGATGCTTGCCTTTAGGATCGGCATAGTAGAGTACATAGTTAGCAGGGTGTTCTACATACTGTCGTTTGCCGTTCGTATCGCGTTCGACAACATAAATCTTGTCTTCATCACGCGAATGGATCGCATCTACATAACTCATTGAGTCTGTTGTTCCAAACGCTTACGAGCTTCGGCAAAGTCTGCCGCAGTTTCTTGCAGTGCTTTCTCTGCAAGTTGGTCGATATAAGTAGCTAGCCGCTTTTGTGCGTCTAGGACCATCTTGTCTAAGTTAAATTTTGCTTTAGCCATGTTTATTCCTTAAAGAGTCTTGCCGACTGTTTCTAGAATCGTGTTGAGTTCTTCGTGGTCTTTATTTGTCTGACCCAAACTAGCTTTGTGTGCAATGCGAATTGCCTTTTTCAAAGTGCCTGGTTTGACTTCAATTTCTTCCGCAATCGCTTTGATAGTGTCAGTCAATCCGCCATTGAGAGTATCAATCTCATGCATGACTGCCATACCTTCATTAATCAATTGGGTAAGTTTGATCTTTTGATCGCCGCTAAACATTTTTACATCACTCATAGGTTCTCCTGTTAAGTAGCTAGTATACTACTGTAACAGGAGAATGTCAATGCTTAACGGAATGTTTCTGGGCGAACTTTGCCGTATTGTTGATCTATTAATTAGAAAGTATGATAGTATGCTGTACGCCCAAGTCATCGGGCAAACTTTTCCAATTGGTCAACGAACCAATTTGCTTGGGACTAGAATAACCAGTAGTATTGTTTAAGCCAAGCTCACTATACGAGTTTCTACCCCATGACCATAACGTACCAGTCGTTTTAATAGCTAATGTAAAATACATGCCTGAGGCAACAGTTGACCAAGTAGTCAATGCACCAACTTGGGTGGGACTTGACATGTTATTCGTATTTCCTAGGCCAAGCTGACCGACAGTGTTTTTCCCCCAGGCCCATAATGTACCGTCTGTTTTAGTAGCTTGCATATGTAGTCCACCTATCGCTAGCCTATCCCAATTAGTTAGCGTACCTACTTGGGCCGGACTAAATGTAGGTGTATACTGGGCACTAGTTCCTAGGCCGCCGATTCCGTATGCGTTTCGGCCCCAAGTCCAAAGTGTGCCATCTGTTTTGATCGCGCCTGCTTGGCGATCATTACTATATATTTTCTGCCAATTAGTCAGTGTACCAACTTGTTTAGGACTGCTGTAAGATGACCCGTTTCCTAGTCCCAGTTGACCATAACTATTTTGTCCCCAGGTCCATATGGTACCGTCTGTTTTAAGCGCTAGAACTGAGTTGCCAGAAGTAGCAGTGTATGCCCAATTAGTCAGAGTGCCAACTTGGTTAGGACTGGCTAAATAACTACCAGACGTTCCTAGACCCAGTTGACCATTACTATTTGACCCCCAGGTCCATATTGTACCATCTGTTTTAATTGCTGCGCAGAAGTAGCCGCCTGCCGCGACAGTCAGCCAATTAGTCATGGTGCCTATTTGATTAGGACTAAACCTATTAGTCCTATCACCGGGCCCCAATCCTAGCTGACCGCTATCGTTTCTGCCCCATGACCAAATGCTGCCATCGCCTTTAATAGCAAGACTGAAGGCAGCACCGGTCGCAAGTTTTTTCCAATCTACGAGTGAGCCAACTTGTACTGGACTAGATTTATTTACCTGATCTCCTAGACCCAATCTACCGTAGCTGTTCCATCCCCAAGTCCAAAGTTTGCTCGTTGGCAATGCAACAGTTAAACTAAAACTACGATTAGTGTCTTGGTTTTGTAAGTCAGTCGCTCTTATAACAAAACTGTAAGTAGTCTCTACTGTCACTGTAGGAGTCGTGCCGGACAAAAACCCAGTAGAACTATTCAATGTTACACCAGGTGGAAGAGTACCTGAAAATACACTATAAGTAACAGGTGCGTCACCGGTTGCAGCAAGTGTGATATTCACTGCGGTACTAGAGGGAGTGCTACCTAAACTACCGGCGGCAGTTGACCAAGTTGGCGTACCTGAATATTGTATACCTGGAATACTGATTGCAGTACCACCATCATTGCTGATAACATATATCACGTAGCTACCTGCAGTATTTGCCGGGCTGATGAATGTAAGTTGAGTACTGCTTACAAATGATACTACACCCACTGCCGCACCGTTAATCAGTACGCTAGAACCAGATGTGAATCCCGAACCATTGATAGTAATTAATTCACCACCGGCTGGATTCGTTGCAGTGTCATCACCTGAGTATTGTATGTTAGATATTTTTGGAACAACGATTGCTGCAAGAGTTGCAGTGTCTATGTTTGCTTCTGAGATTTTTATTGTCATTTTGTTTTATTCTGTTTATAAAGTTAGCCAGAGATAGCCAGGCTGTTATGAGTGCCACCTGCAATACTTGACCAAGTAGTCAATGCACCAATTTGAGTTGGACTGGATTTATATGTCGTATTCCCTAAACCCAATCTTCCAAATTCATTACTACCCCAAGCCCAAAGTGTACCATCTGCTCTGATAGCTAGGCAATGAGCATCTCCTGCACTAATTTTTGACCAAGTTAAGCCGCTGATCTGAGTTGGATTGAGTCTAGCCGTAGTATCACCAAGACCCAATCGACCATATTGACCCTTACCCCATGCATACAAACCGTATGTTGAAATGCCCAAGACGTGACCACCTCCCGCAGCAATACTTAACCATTGGTTGTCGCCGCCAACTTGATTTGGACTGGATCTATTTATAGTATTGCCTAACCCCAAGCAGCCTTCAGAATTGTAGGCATTTTGACCCCATGACCACAATGTACCATCTGTTTTGATGGCCACGCTATATGAGCCTCCTGCAAAAACTTTTGACCAATTAGTTAATGTACCAACTTGTTGCGGGCTTGATGTTGACGAGGTTGCCGTGGGAAAACCCAACCCCAATTTCCCTGAGTAATTGCCGCCCCATGACCATAATGTACCATCTGTTTTGATGGCAACACTATGTAAGCCCTTGCCGGCAGCAACACTTGCCCAAGTAGTTAGAGAACCAATCTGAGTTGGACTAGACCTAGAGCTAATATCACCTAACCCCAAGGCTGCGCCGTCGGTGTAGTGATTAAAACCCCATCCCCACAAGGTACCATCTGTTTTTATTGCCAAGTTGTGATAATTACCTACAGAAACTGTTGACCATGTGGTTAGAGCACCAATCTGTTTTGGACTAGAATAATTTGTAGTATTTCCTAAACCCAATCTCCCTACGTAATTGCTACCCCATGACCACAGTGTACCATCTGTTTTAATGGCAACGCCGTGATATTGGCCTGCACCAATACTTAACCAATTAGTTAAAGTACCAACTTGGTTTGGACTTGAATTAGGTGAGGTGTTGGTTAGACCCAATTGACCAAAGCCATTCGCGCCCCAACTATATAATTTACCAACATAAACAGTAACCGTAAAACTAAAACTGCGATTAGTATCTTGGTTTTGCAAGTCAGTTGCTCGTATTACAAAATTATAAGTGGTTTCTACTGAAACAGTAGGAGTCGTGCCGGACAAAAATCCAGTAGCGCTATTTAATGTTACACCAGGCGGAAGAGTACCTGAGAATACACTATATGTGACTGGTGCGTCGCCAGTTGCAGCAAGTGTGATATTCACTGAAGTGTTAAGCGCAGCACTACCTAGTGTTCCCGCAGCAGTTGACCACGCAGGGGTACCTGAATATTGTATACCCGGAATGCTGATTGCAGTACCACCATCTGGATTCACTACATACAGTACATAACTACCGGCAGCTAGTACCGGAGTTACTAATGTAAGTTGAGTGCTGCTTACAAAAGAAACAACACTTACTACTGTTCCAGCAATTAGTACACTAGCTCCAGATGCAAAGCCAGTACCATTCAATGTAATAGTTTGTCCACCTGCAATATCAGCAGCAGTATCATCTTCACCTACATAAACTATGCTAGTTACTTTAGGGGTGATGACATTAGTAGATGTAATACTAGTACCACTCATGTTAATATTGCCACTCATATAGACATTTCCATATCTATTAGTGTCACTACCTAAGTCAGGAGTGGTTGTCGGAGCAATAAGTGCCGCGTTTTTTAATGAATTATAATTTGCCATTTTTTCTTTCTACTTTTGTTGATCGGTGTTTGCTTCTGAGATTTTT